TCCGATCTTTCAATACCACCGTCCCAAGTATCTACAGCATAAAACTTTCCAAATTTATTTTGATTGACAAGTTCTACTGCCGTATATGCTACAGATTTTCCAGTCCATGCCCCAACTTCCACCCACGTGCAACTAGAAGGCATTTTTGAAATAGCTATATCTAACATAGCCGTGTTCTTATACCCCATAAAACCTTCAATATTTTGATAAAAATGATTCATCCCAATCCTTTTGTTATTCTCTATTTACCTAGCAGTTAATTAGATAAATATTATAAAGGAGTTTTTATGAAGTCTATAGTAACTGGCGGCGCGGGATTTATTGGTTCACATATTGTCGATAACCTTGTTAATCAAGGACACGATGTGATAGTTTTAGATACAGAAACTTCCCAAGTTCATGAATCTTTTTATTATAATCCAAATGCAAAATACTACAAGTTAGATGTTGCCGATTATGAAAATACTAGAGAATTATACGAAAACACAGACTATGTTTTTCATTGTGCAGCTGAATCAAGAATACAACCTACTCTGTTAAATCCGTTATTAACTATTAAAACTAATACACTCGGAACTGGCACTGTACTACAATGTTCAAGAGAAGCCGGAGTTAAAAAAGTTATCTATAGCTCAACTTCTTCAGGATACGGATTAAAAAATGATCCGCCACTTAGTGAAAACATGCCAGATGATTGTCTCAATCCCTATTCAGTATCTAAGGTGTCTGGCGAAAAACTTTGTTCAATGTATACTAAACTATTTGGATTAAAAACTATTATTTTTAGATATTTTAATGTGTATGGTCCGAGAGAACCACTAAAAGGTCCATATGCACCTGTTGTTGGTTTATTTTTAAGACAATATTTTGCCAACGAACCCCTTACAATAGTTCCAGACGGAACTCAAAGAAGAGACTTTACACATGTCGAGGATGTTATCCAAGCTAATCTGTTAGCAATGAACATCGACAATCACGATAATTACGGAGAAGTTTTTAATGTCGGCACAGGCAGAAATCATTCGGTATTAGAATTAGCGAATATGATTAGCTCTAATATCAGAATGATCGAGCCTAGAAAAGCAGAAGCATATATTACATTAGCTAACAACTCAAAAATTAAAGAAGTATTTGGTTGGGAAGCTACAAAAAATATCGAAGATTACATCAAAGAAAACTTATCTAAGTCTGTGTAAAGAATTTATTTCTTTGACAGATTCTAGTAGCTTTAATGGAGTCCCTATATCGAGGCCATGTTCAACGATGGCAGAAACATCTTTAGGAAAACAAGCACCGCCATAACCGTATTGACCGTCTGGCCCAGGAACATCCCAATGGCTAGTTCCTAGCCTAGAGTCATTTTTTGCTAGTTCTTTTATTTCTTTCCAATCTACACCAACTGCCTGAGCAAGGTGATACAGATCATTCATAAAAGTGACTTTTGTAGCCATAAAAGAGTTGGCCATATACTTAAACAAACTAGCTGTAGCAATATCACTATGATGATATAGTGTTGCCTTAATAGTGCTTAATCTAATAACTTCTTCGGCTTTTTCGCAATGATTTTTATTTCCGCCGATCAATACCCAAGTTGAGTTTTCATAATCAGCCGTAGCGTTGGCTGCTGTAAGAAACTCTGGTGCGTGTACTAGATTGGGATGTTGATCTTGCAATCTTAAGTAAACACCCGGAGGCACTGTACTTTTACATATAATGACATTTTTATAATCATCTAATTCTTTAAGAACTGATTTAACATACGAATCGTCACAATGGCCGTCATCAAGCATCGGAGTAGGAACACAAATATATATAGCATCGCATTTTTTAATTTCTTCTAAAGATGCTGATGTATCTCCTAACTTTGGATCTCTAATAATTAAATTTTGATTCCTATGTGTGTGGGCCACAGCAGTTCCTACATACCCCAATCCAAATAATCCTATTTTCATAACGTTGCGTCATCCAATCCGGCAGTTCTAAGTTTTACAATATTACCCACCTGCCATTGTTTAATATCTAATGCTTTGATAATGCCTAGCCATTTGTTTCTAAGCAAGGCAAAATCGTTAATGATCTTTTCAAAATCTACAACGTCAGCCTCTCCTTCTACAAACTTTTCACAGTCTCTAGAGGATAGGCTACGTTGATAGTTTTCAAGATATTTGCGAAAATGTTGACTGCGAAGTCTACGAAGTTCGATGTTGAGATATTCGAGTATCGCTTCGATTTCTTGAAGCTGATTGAATCTCTGTTCAACAATACCAGGCATATCAGAAGAGACTCTTTCAAGTCGTCCGCTGATTTTTGTGTCTAGTTTTGCAGCGTCAAGTTCCTGTGTATAATATGCTACAGCATCTGGTATACAGGAAATATCTTTGGAAACCCGATCGTACCAGTTCACTTATTCCTCGTCATCGTAGCCGTATTCTTCTTCGTCATATTCGATTTCTTCATCATCAATGACATATTCAATAGCATCATCAAGGTAAGGATCTACACCTTGTAAACTTTCTAATACACTTTCTTTGATACCATGATCCATCAATGTATTAACAAAGTCTGCGGCAACATCCTTGCGATGTTTTTCTGGAATATGTTCGATGACTAGAGTCCAAATATCAGCGATTATGTCTTCTTTCATTATGCGCTCTCCGGTTGAGGTTCGACATCAGTAGTTATCTCAGATTGTGATTTTTCGCCATTTTTAGAAATGTCTTCCATCAGCTTATCTAAACTACCTGCTTCATTCCTCTCCCACTCTTTCCTATAAAACTTTAGGATTTCTCCGTCATTGGTAGTATATGAAAGTCTATTACCGTCCTTGACTAACATGCCTTTGCCTTCAGCGAGATCAACTAGACCGCTGTAAGGATTCATACCTGTTTCATAAGGAATCTTAACCTGTACGCTTTCAAACGGCTTAGCGTAACGTGTTTTCATAATCTTACAGGCAGCGCGAATACCTTTAACTTCTGAAATCTTATTACCATCTTCGTCCTCTTTTAACTTCAGCTTCTTCATGGCAACCACGATAGAAGATGCGTAAATGAAGCCTTGTCCTCCTGAAATTTTGTCGTCAGGATCGAACATGTCTTGGCTAGCGTATGTGTGATTAGTAGCCACCAAGCCGACGTTGTAACTACCAAACATATTAACACAGTTACGAACCAACGCTGTAAGTGCCTTTGGCTTTCTACCCATATCACCTTTGAGATCTCCTGCTTCAAACTGATTAACGTCAGTTGGAGTTAACAACATACCCAATGAGTCAAGCACGAATAAAACCTTAGGACGATCGCCTTCGGTCATAGTACGATACTCTTTCATAAACTCAACAATAGTTTTTGCTACATCATCGATCATAGCCATATTGAGTTTCAATAACTTATCTTCGCTGGTGTCTACACCCAATGCTTCTAACCATGCTTGATCTAGAGCGTTTTCGCTGTCAACTAGAACTACATAGATTCCTTGAGCCTGTGCATGTTTGATCATGTTACCAGAACAGATATAGCTTTTACCTGCACCGGATTCACCGGCAAATACTGTAACCTTACCTAGGGGAATGCCTTTATGAAAATCTCCGCTGATCAGATAGTTAAGCGCATAGTTGCCTGTGCTAACCCAGTCAGTGGGATCATTAAAGCCTACACCTAGACCTTCAATGCTTTTTGTTAAACTTTTTCTAAACTTACTAATATCAAATGCTTTCGACATATATTCTCCGTAGTGAAGAGAGTGCGAGATTGCCTCGCACTCTTTACTTTATCGTTATTATTTTTGACGATTGCGAATCATGGCAAGGATGTCTTGTGCCTTGCTAGCATTTTCGCTTGGGGCTGCTGAAGTAGTAGCCTTAGGAGCAGCAACTGGTGCTGGCTCGTCGTCAATGTCGTCAGCTGGAGCAGCAGCTCTGGCTGCGGGCTTGTTAGGATCGCCTGTAACTTGACCCATGCCTGCTGGTTTGAAATATTGTCCCCAACGTTCCATATCATAGGCTTCACCGTCAACGGAAGCTTCAAACATTTCTTTCATAACCTTGAGTTCAACATCGCCTGGCTTCTTAGGTAAGAATGCTGAAAGATCAAACAAGCCATGTGATTCGATAGCTGCTTTCTCTTGATCAGTTAGGGAACGTTCACGACGACTCCACTTAGAAGTAGAATAATCAGCGAAACCACCTTTGCTGGTTTTTGCGATACGGAAGTCGACACCACGTAGGTAGTCTGTTGGCAATTCTTCCAACTCTGGATCCATCAAAGCACCGCGGATCAACTGATAGATTTGAGGACCAATGATAAATCTACGGATAGGATTATCTGGTGTGCTATCTTCTTTCAAAGGATCTTCAACAACGAAACCTTGGAAAATGTATGAACGCTTTTTCCAGTACTTACGACCCATTTCTTCCAGACTCTTGTCTTTGAACCAACCACGTACTTCTGACAAGATAGGACATGCTGTTCCATCGTTATACATTTCTACGCAGGGTACTTGTACCTGAACTGGGCGTGAATCTGTTTCACCTTTGATACCAGCGAACGGAAGTTTGATCATTGCACGTTCTACCCAGAAGAATGTGTTATTAGCGTTGCCGTCAGGTAAGAAACGTACGACAGCTTCTTTGCCTTCTTGCATGTTCCAATGTGGGTAAATTGCGTTGTCTCCACCACCGGTGGATTGTCCTGTGGACTTTGATTGTGCTTCTTGAAGTTTA